TCTGGAGTATTCGCACCAAGCATATTGACTGTCGGCTTATGCACATGCACTGATTTGCCTTGGATCTTCGGTTGCTTGTATTCATCCAAGTTATCCCACAAGTTAGTCAGAAGCGTAACAAACTCCATGTTACCTTGACCGATGAAGTCTGTAAATTCCCCTGACATAATGTAAGATTCTGCCGGAGAGTCCATTGCAAGCATTTCAAGATCTTCAATAGAGTCTGATGAATCAGCATCCGTATGCTTCATGTCCATCAAGAATCGCTCTTTAGAAGTCTTGTCTGCTGAGAATCTTTTATACCCAGATGCTTTCAATAGCTTTCTGCCAATGGACATAGCAGAACCTTTGCGAGTCCCTGGCGCTCCCATCAAGAGCATGTATTGATTCAGATAAATTCTAAATTGCCCCTGTTCTATGTAAGCGTTACGACCAATAGCAGCACTAAGAATACTAAGGCAAACCCATCTATGATAGACAGCTGGCGCCTCCGAATTATCAATATCACAAAAGCGCATGTAACGAGAAACAAAATCATCATGCCCTTTCAAATATGTCATTTGGGCGCCTTCCATTTTCTGGTGCCATTGGGATTATGCTCGTCAGCTTCTCCCCAGTTCTGGCCATACTTAATGTCAATAGGAATGATTAGCGTACGTCCATGAACCTCGACAGGGTTGTACATACATTCGGCGAGTTTTGCAGCAAAGAAGTCTCGTTTGCTGATTCTCCATTGTCCGAAAATTGAATCATGGATTTGGGCTTTGATTCTGATATCTTCAGGGTACCTAAGGACAAGCTCGCGGTAGGCTCGTTGAAAGCCTTTATTAAGGATTTGAACTGAGAGCTGCTGAGGTTGATGTGCCACCGCTGAGCGAAGCATATTATGATTTCGCTTAATATCGCCGAAGAATCTGCGAGTCTGTCCAAGAGGGGAAACAAGATGCTGAGTTCTGGCGATTTCAGAATGAATTTCTTTGTACCATTCTCGCACACGGGGAAATGGTTTGTGATATGTATCAAGGAGTTCTTTTGCAAATCCCTTAAGAGTTCGTTGGTTTGGTTTGTTGGCTCGCACTGTATCAACAATATCCAAGCCAAGTTTTTGTGCTGTCTCGTATAGAATCCTAGCTCCGATGTTTTCAATAAATGTACCAGCACCCATCATGTAGTTGGTACCATGCACAATCCGCTTGAGAACTTTATTCCTGAAGAAGTCAGTGACTTCCTCATATGGAATATTGAAGAACAGTGTTCCAAGAACTTTATAGAAGTCTCGTTCAGCATCTTCCAATGCAGCAATCAGAGCTTCTTCTTGTGAGCAGTATGCTGTGGTGCGACCTTCTGATTGCTTATTGTCAGCCTCGAAGATTTCAAAGCCCTCATCTGCAATCAGCATTTCTTTGGCGTATCCTGGTACGTTCTGAACTTGAGTACCACACCACAAAGATGATGCAGAACAAGCCATTCGAGTAGTATCTGTACCGAACGGATTAAGAGCCCAGAGCAATCTGCCTTTGTATTGCGTGAAATCAAAATAAGTACCGAGGGCTTTCTGGTGCTCCCGATACGTTAGAATCTCATCTGTCAATCTAGCCAGCAAAGGGTGTTGTTCTGCTACGGCTTTCAGATTCTTTTCATCAGTCTTGGATTTGCTCTTACCGATGTTAGGTTTCTTTGCGCCGAATACTTGATAGATATAGAATTCAACTTGCTGCCAACTACCGGGGTTGAAATTAGGATCGGCAAAGCATTCTTGCAAACGGGCACGAGCCTTATCAATATTTGCCAGAGCATTTGTGCGAAGTTGTACTCGTTTATCCTGGTCGATCTTAAGCCCTTCAAAGTTGCAATACAGTGAAGGGTAAGTCAGAGGGAATTGAATGGCGTAGTTCTTCCAAGTATACGCAGGATACTGTCGAAGCTGCTCAATGAGGACTCGTGCTGTGTACCAGGTATCCTTAGCGTTATATTGCCAATAGCGTTCTTGATCTTTCTTTTTCGAGGCTTCGGTGGAGTCATGCTTCCAATAGATGTAATCCCACAAGACCGTAGATGCTACGAAGTCCAAGGTTTTAGGGAGTTCAGAATAGGCAGCATGGGCCATTGCCATTGTATCCAGAGTATAGTGCAAAGGCTCACAATGATAACGAATAGAATGAGTCGCATCATACATCCCGTTGTGCATTACTTTTGGAATTGGCAAAGCATTCATGCGTTTCATGAATTTAATTGCCGCAATATAATCCCTGTCGTCGAGCCAATGATCGCCATCATAGTCAATCAAAGGAAGTACGATAGTCTTTAGGGAGCCATCGGAGAATGCCGCTGTCCAACTAGCGCATGTAATGACAGTTTCTCCTGCTTGCTCGGGAGCATTCTCATCCTCACCTACGATTGGCTTGTAAGTCTTTGTCTCAATGTCATATGCAATAAAGATAGCCGCAGCAAATTCTTCAAGCGCAGCTTCCATAGCATATCTATCCATTATCTTGTGATAGCGGAATGGGACAGGCTTGTGGGCGTAGTATTTCAGTTTGGAAAGATCCTGCTCAAGCAACCAGCTACCGTGAGGTACGGTGTGAATGTGAGCAAGCTTATTAATGATAAGGCACGGAATCTCAAAATTCAATCTTGAGCCACGCCACATATCTACTGTAGGTTTGTCTCCTGGTACTAAGTACCGCAATGTTTGTTCATTGCAGCAAACAACAAATTGACATTCGATCTGTTTTGCCAACGACATTAGTTCACTAATAGTCAGATTCTTCGCTGTCGAAACGGCATCAATACCCATGTTCCTCATGATGTACGCAAAGCTACTAAGATATTCTTTCTCAGCTTTGTCGTAGTTCAATAGGATTTTCATATTTCCTTTCTTCTCTTTCGGATGCTCTGCTAATCAGAGCGGGTGTAAATGAAATTGCCCACTACCTTCTTGTGGAGGATAATGGGCAAATGCGTTACACGCTACTACCTAGTTAGGCAGCAGGATTCTCGTGCAGCGGACGGATGTTGATGTTGGTGTATTCTTTACCATCATCAGACTTGGTGACACGCTGGGTGATAGCGGCGCGCACTTCCGTATTCTTCAGGCCGTCGAGAATATCTCGCAGAGAAACACCAGTCATATCCGCCACATTCAGCAGCTTCATGGCTTGCTTCTTGAAATACTTGATACCATCTTCGGTTGCTTGGAAACGCTCAGTAAAGCGCGAACCATCAGGGAATGCAGGCTCATCGCTTTCCACGGTTGCAAGAATGGAGTAGGTGATAACGATAGAGACGCGATCTTCGCCTTCTTTATTTTTACCTTTCTTCAGTTCAGCATCTTCAATCTTCAGATCAAGAATGGATTTGCCAGGAGTAATGTAATCAGGCAGAGTTTCGACTTGATCCATCTGGGTATCAAGCAGGCTGTCCAGGTCAAGAATGGTGGTTTTCGTGTTCATGATTTAAGTCCTATGAAATGATGGAAGTTCAAACTTTCTTGGTCGCTTTCAGTCGGTCAAGAGCTGATAGCTGCGGTTTTACTACAGGTTCTGTGGGTTCTTGTGAAACCTCAGTCTCTGCATTGGGACTCCGTAGAATCCCGCCTTCGATGAGAATATCTCTCATCAATGGTTCTTTGCTGTTCTCAATGGCTACTCCAATTCGGGAGCCAGTAAGAACATCAGCACGGTAGGTAGAAGAACTACCACCCGTATGCTTGTTCATTTTCTTATGCAGATACACAACAGTTCCGAAGAACTTTGCACACCGCATACTAAAGGGCTTGGAGCCCATCAGCGGAAAGAGCTTATCTTTTCCTTCGTCATCTTCTAGTGCAATCTCGTGCGTGAGAACGACGAAGTTTGTATTCTTGCATTGCTGAATGACAGAGCAAACATCCCCAAGCCATTTGTTAACCATACCGTATTCGTCGAAGGTAGGTTTAAACATGTGAGGCTTACCAAGACAAGCTGCTGCCATTGCACTATCGCCAAGCTGCGAGCCGCTATCTACTACAACAAGATCATTGTGCGTACATTGCTCCAGATGCCAGGAGTAAAAAGAATTACCAGCCTTGACACATTCTGCACAATCAATCTTGCCATGCAGTTCGCAGATTTTCAGGGGAACTTTGCTAGTAAAAGTCTTTAGAATAGTTTCGATGGCAATGGGTGAATCGCGGGTATCGGCGATCTTGATGAGAATAATCTTAGACAATTCCTCATCTGTTAGCCCCATGTTCAGCAGAGTTTCAGAACCATTCTCAATGTCAATCCAGTAGATTTTGTTGAGTTCGTTAATCTTTGCAGCCGTGCCAGCAAGCCGAGTCTTGCCCATCTTAGGTTGACTGTAGATAAGAATAGAGTGATTTGGCTGGATGCGTGCTGTGGCTTTCTTAAGTTCTAGGAGGTTCATTACCAAATTCCTTAGCTACTGTGTTGACGATAAGTTTGTGTGTTGCGAGTACATCTTTCATAAGATCAACCTTTGTGAACTTTCCGCCAGTTGCTTCTTCGATACCGACCAGAAGCTGGTTAATTATACCAACGTCTTTTTCTAAGAACTGAACCATGCTGGCAAGAGAAGTTATAGAGAACAACATCTTACCATAGCCTGGTCCTTTGACAGCTTCTAGATTATCTAGGTATTCCGCAATTTCAGGACTGTTGGAAAGTTCCCTCATGTTATGCTCCTGCATCCTTACGGAGTTGCAGAATGAGTTCACGAATTTTAGGCTCAGGCGGCCAGTAATTCGGACCCTTCATGAACTTGCCCTGCCCATTGTAGATAGGCTTACCATCTGCGCCGAGCTTAGACTCATTCGATTCCATTACGATTCGCAGAATCTCCTGATTAGGCAAGCCGAATCGTGCCATTTCGGAAGCACAATAGACTTGAATGTCAGCCAGAAGATCAGCCAATCCTACGAGGAAATCAACTGTTGCTTCTTCTGACATTTGCTTGCTAACAAGGACGTCGACAAGCTCCTGAGATTCTTTAATCTCATCACGAAGAATGCTATTCAGTCTATGCTCTGCCCCGAAGAAATCTTCCATACGCTTAATGATAAGCGAATAAGTAGGCATGGATACGCCGTCAGGGTAGAATTTCTTAAGTTGCCAATCAGCTTCTGCCTGCACCTGCGGATGCGGAGCAATAGGCAATTTGTACATAGCATTCATGCTAAGGATTGCCAGCTCAAAATTGAATTTGCGCGTCATGTGTTTACTCCTTTGCTTTCTCAGATTGTGGATAAGGATTAGGCTGGTTGACCAGCTTGTAATAATCTTGCATTGGCTTGCCATTAGTCACAACGTCTGAAATATGCTTTACTGAAGGCGGGGCATCAGGCCAAAGATTAGTAGCACGCTGGAATACTTCTTGAAGCAGTTTCCAATCTTCTGCTGTTTCTGCTACGACAGACTTAGATACTGTTCCAAGCCTATCTTCGACTACCGTGATAACACGAAGTGTCATGAGTTAATTCTCCTAAGATGATCGTCAATGAGAGTATCCAAATCGAATACGAAGTCATAGGCGATAGTATCTTCTTCCCGAACCCTTGGTTTATCTTGCGAAGATAGAGTACAAGTGCCAAAGAATTTGCACTGCCTGTTGTATTTGAGGCAAGCCGAGCCCCTTCTTGGATAGAATCCAATTTCTTCTGAAAGCTCCAAACGCTTAATGTCCATGCCCAAGGTGATAAACCAGTTGAGCCGGTCAAGTAGAGTCTTACGAAAGATCAGGGGATGTACGACTACTTCAAAATCTTTCTTGAGCTGGGCTATAAAATAACCGCAGCCATAGTGAGCAAGCTCCTGGCCAACAATACTGTCGAGGACAATACTATAGCTAAGGACCTGTCCACTATTCTGATAGGCCGGGCTAAGATCAATTAGATTCAAGCCAGTAGTTTTAGCATCTGTTGCAACGTAAACACCATCCCACTTATTACGAAGCACTACGTCAACATAGCCAACGTAATAATATTGTGGGTTGATGTTGATGCGAAAAGACAATTCGACAGCAGGCTTCCCATCTTTTAGGGTAGCTACCTCGTAGTCTTGCAGCAGCTTATCAAGCGCAGGAAACGAGCGCTCTAGTGCATGAGTACAATGATTGATAGACTTCTTATCAGTCTCTAGCTCGGGCCAGTATTCAAGCCAAGCCTTATACAAAGCCAGCTCTTTATCCTGGTTCACAAGATAGCTTGCAACACCTACGCCATAAGCTTTGCCGAGAACAGTATCAGCCGTATCTTCTTTAGAAGTGTCGCTGATTAGTAGTTTCTCAAGCTGAAACTTACGTTCGCAGGTGTTGACAATATCAAGAGTGCTGTGGCTTAGACGAATTGGGATCATTGCAATTGATTACGCTGAATGCGTGCAAGATGCTTAGCTTTTTTCTTAGCTTCAACTTGGGCATTATGCTCAAAGATTTCCTGCGGTGATGAAGTAATCATTGCGTGCTTATATGATTTAACATCTTCTATAGTAGCAGGACGCTGCAAAAACTGCTGATACTTTTTAGTGACTTTAATTTTGTTCATAGCTATCAGCTCCTTGGGTCAATAATGGCGCCCGGCAATTCTTTACCTTCTGCGCGTTCATCTTGAAGAATGGCATAGCATCCAGCATATCCTGCCACATCCATAATGCTATCTTTGTGGTCGGGGCTCTTAGCCAAGCGTGCAATCTTTACTTGCATCATGCAAACTGCAACATCTTCAGGTGTAATACTAACGCCTGCCGGAAGTTTATGAGCAAGAGTAGCCTGCCACAACATAGCAATCTGTGAAAAGTTAGTGAGCTTATCACCATAATCAGACTGGCGTGCGCCTTCGATAAGTTCCTGCGCTTGGTGCAGCATAGGCTTCTTTGCGGGAGTGGGTTTCTTAGCCATTATCTTCGTCCTCATCAATAGGGGTTGCGCCGATTTCAATATTGTCTTGTTCGTAGTGTTCAACATAGACAGCCACGCCACCTTCTGCTTCTACTTCCGTAATGAAAGTCATAGCATTATCTTTAGTGGGGAAATCCTGTTCCCATTGCAACTGCTTAGGCAGCTTATACACTACACGGTGCTTGATAGTTTGCATGGCATGGTCCGATCATAGTTCGTTGAAG